ATTCAGACAATTGTTGTTTTGTAATTGTCTTGTTATATACAAAAGTTCGAATCATTGATTCGTTATCACCAGGTTGTAACATAAACACATCCTTATGAATAGTCTTCCAGCGTTTTGAATAGTGAGGTGGCAACTCAGCACCATGCAAAGAACTCGATTCATACCCAACAGTGTTAGTCGCAGTTACAGTTCCTGTAGGACCTACAGCTGCACTCGGTTGGAGATACTTCTGTTCACTCAACACTTCGGTCCATGCTGTTGTCGGCGCATCATCTGAATTTTTGTTACATAACAACCAATAGATTCGAATCTTTAAAGCGGTTGGCGACAAGTTAATAACATTAACTTTACTTTCCACACTCTTTACCATAATCTTATCTGAATCAATTGGAACTGTTGATGCGGTCGTATAAATGGCATTAGCTGTTGGAGGAACCGAATAAGGATTGAGCAAAAAAGGATCTGTAGCCCAATAGTTGAGAAAGAAGTTACGACCAGATTGAGTACTACCACTAAGATGGTTATTATTCAAACAATAAATACCAAGTCCAACGTGTTGTACACCGGTACCGGCTGATTCAGCAATGTAATCATTACCGTGAACCAACTGATAGGTACCTTCAACTTTGGGCGCTTTCTTTGATCCAACTATAAACGTACGCTTGGGCAACTGGGACCAGTCATTGTGCGAGCCAACAGAACCTGTGTAATGACTAGGACGAGATTTACGAGTAAATTTGCGATATTTAGACTTAACAGCCTTAGCAATTTTAATTCCATTGTCGTATGAACGGACGATTGACTTTCCGACCTTATAAGCCCTCTTTGCCTTGCCGTAAAAGTTGGCGGTGGATATTGCTGCTCGTTTGACATACTTTGGGTCGACCTTCATAACAAATTAGGAAAGAATATTTATTAAATTTCAACTATTTCAGGCTCTCGCTCTGTAACCTCGACTATTGTTAGTCGTCGTTCAAGGGCGAGATAGGTCTCCCTGTCGAGTTCGGGGTACCAGGCGGAGGGGTGCAAATTCGAGGTGACAAAGAACGACGTGGCCATGAGGGGGACACTGGATCCTTTGACTTCCACTCTGACCGGATATTTGTCGATCCAGCGCAGCAAGTGCGAAATGTCAACACTTCCTCGAAATTCATCGATAACAACATTAACTTGACGCTGGTAGCCGCACCAGAACTTTGTACGTGGATCTTTACTGAATGCATCATGACCGGCGAGTCTCCAGGCTCGATGCGACTTTCCTGTACCAGTTGGGCCCCAAAATACTGTACACATTCGGTCCATAGCAACTGGTTGTAAAGCGTCTGTCCTGATACGGCAGAGGTTAGGATAATAACGGACGTATACGTCTCCGGGGATCTCTTCCAACTGACCTGATTGAGCGAGCCTCTTGACTTGTTCCCAGTCAGTGCTTGAATTTCTCTTGAAGGGCCTTTCACCAAATTCAAAGGGCTCTCCAATGCGTGAGAGATCTTTCCAAACGTAGTCCTCGGCGGCTTTGGATCTGGTAAGCTCCCAGTGTCCAATGAAAGGGGTCCACATTCCTCTGACCTGGGCCAAAGACACCTTCCGATGGGTGATGAAGAATACCTGATAGTGTTCGAGCCCACCTTCACCTTGTTCAAGCTGGCCTCGCACATAGCACATTCCTTCAATGAGTGCCGGAACCCAAGTGGCATCTGGCAGTGTCCCAAGCCAATAGGTCCCTTGGCGGCGGTTGGCGACTGGCACGACGGGCTGAGACATTCCATTCTAATTTGTAAATTCGAGTGGGAATGTCGCTTCTTATATACTTAGAGTGGCTGTGCATCACGTGACTTTAGATCAACCAATCAAATTGCTTGCCGAAGTCACGTGAAGCGGAGTTCGGCAAACTCGGTTGAGACTTTGAGAACGGAGAATCCGCAGTAGTAAGTAATACTAGGGCACGGACATGCCCTTGGTGCTTACTACTGCCGGATTCTCAAAAGTCACTGTAATGAGTAAAGCCGCTCCCCCTAAAGGGGGCCCCCAAGGCGGAAGGCTTATTCTGTAGATGTATACCCATACGGCAAGGTAAATATAAAATTTTATTAATTCATAGGAGTAGCATCAATTGTTGAATCATCTGCATCCACAATTTGAGTAACATTAGCTGTATTGCCGGTAACATAACCAATTTCATTACGTCTGATTGTATAACGATTGGTACCAACAGCCCCAAAGGTAATCTTGTCTGTTTGGAGATATCCAATCTTGCTTCTTGCATAAGTAACACGATCTACATTGGTAGATCCAAATACTTCACCATCAGCAGCAAGTCCGACTAACGCACCCTCAATCACAACTAGTGGCACCAAGGTCCAACCTTTGATGTTAACTTGAGTAAATTCAGACAATTGTTGTTTTGTAATTGTCTTGTTATATACAAAAGTTCGAATCATTGATTCGTTATCACCAGGTTGTAACATAAACACATCCTTATGAATAGTCTTCCAGCGTTTTGAATAGTGAGG